CTGATGGAACTGTTTTAGACGTTGTGTCTTCTGCAGGTGACATTGTGAAATGGGAAGCCTATTTCAACTTGGGGATAGACAAACTAGAAAAGTTTACGCACTTGCTTTATCTTGCTTGGCTTGGTGTCACTAGGTTGAAGAAAACAGGCGAAGACTTTGACAGTTGGATTGAACTTGTTGGCAAAGTTGAGGTTGCTGACCCAAAAGGCTAAATGGTTTGGGTGTTGATTCGTATCACTGGTTGATTGCGAATCTTGCTGTTGCAACAGGTATAGCCCCTTCAGTGTTGATGAATGAAACTGATCGGATGATAAATACTATGTTGTTTGCTTTGAAACATCAACGGGGCGGTGAGTAGCCATGGCTAGGATGAAAGAGCTTTGGGCTGCACAACAGGGTCAAACTAATGTTGTGTATAACATTCGGCAGCTAACTAAAGATCTAAATGAGTTAGAACCTGGTCTAAAGAATCGTATGGTTCGTGAAGCTAAAGAACCTGCTAAACCCCTTATTGCCGCTATTCGTAGAGTTATCCCTAGAACTGCTCCTTTATCGGGTATGAGTCAAGCAAATAATTCAGGTCGTTTGGCTTGGGGTGCAGGTAGAAAAGCAGATAACGTTGTTGCCAAGTTTCGTGCAGGTCGTTCCAGAACTAGAGCGATCACTTCTTTAGTTTCTATTTGGGTGCAGTCCCCTATGACTGCTATTGCTGATGTGGCTGGTAAAGGCAATATGCGTAAAGCTAAGCCTGTAACAAATGAGTATGCCTATAAGGGTGGGACACGTAGGCACAGGGTTACTTCGCAGGGTCAAACTATGGTCAGTAAGTTGCGTGAGCGTAATCAGAGTAACTTTGTTTATCCTGCAGTTGAAGAATCTCTGCCTAATGCTGAGCGTGAGATAAAATTAGTTATTGATAAGTATGCTCGCATGGTAAATAGGAAGTTGAACTAATGGCTGTCATTGTAAAACTGTTATCTAAGTTTGATGACTCAGGCATAAGAAAAGCCAAGTCAAGTTTTGGTGGACTGAATAAGACTCTTGGTGCTGTTGGTATTGGTTTGGGTTTAGGGCAGATTGCAAACTATGCTACAAACGCTGTAAAGGGCTTTGAGCAGGCTGAAATTGCTTCTTCTAAGTTGGCTAGCGTTATGCAGTCTATGGGCGTTGGTATGGCCACACAGCGTGTTGACGCTTATGCTGAGTCGTTGCAGGACTTGACTGCTGTTGATGCTGACATTATTAAGGCTGCTCAAACTAAGTTAGCCACTTTTGCGAACCTAAATAAGACGATCAATAAGTCTGGTGGTGCTTTTGATAGGGCTACTGTTGCTGCCATCGATTTGGCTGCTGCTGGTTTTGGAAGTATTGAGAGTAACGCTGTTCAGCTTGGTAAGGCTCTGAATGACCCAATCAAGGGTATTTCTTCGTTGACACGTAACGGTATTACTTTTACTGCTCAAGAGAAACTAAAAATTAAGACTCTTGTTCAAAGTAATAAGACTCTTGAAGCTCAGGATCTAATTTTGAAGGCTATTGAGAAGCAGGTTGGTGGTACTGCTGAAGCAGGTGTGTCTGTGTTTGACAGGTTGAACCGTAGCATGGAGAGTGTTAGTGATGAAGTGGGTAAGATTCTTTTGCCTTACATGAAGGATTTTGCTGATTTCTTGATGACGGATGTTGTGCCTAACGTCAAGGCGTTTCTGGCAGATTTGTCTAACCCTGATACTCAGGCTGGCAAAACTTTCTTGCAAATCAAAACTGCTGTTGAGCAAACTTACAACGGTGTAAAAGATTTCTTTGCTTTGTTTGGTGATGGCGATGCGATGAAGGGTTTCGGTAACGTTGCGACTGCCTTAGTTAAAGCGTTGCCTGCGTTGCTTGCTCTAAAAGGTATTATGATGTTGGCTTCTGGTGGTAAGGCTATTGCTAACTTGGCTAAGGCTATTGCTTTGATGACTGCAGGTAGTTTGACTGATACAAGCGTTGTTGCAACTGGAGATGGTAAAAATAAAAATAAAAAGGGTAAAGGTGGTGGCTTTTTGCCTTTTGCCAACCCAATTACTTTTGCTGCAGCATCAGTCCTAATGACTTCTGGTAGCACTAAACTTCAAACTCCTGAAGAAATTGCACAGCGTCAAGCTCAAATGAATCAGAATAAAGCAGATCTGTTCAAGAACGCTGGCAGGTATCCTGGTTTACCTCAAAGGCCTACAACTGTAAACATCAATGTTCAGGGTGCTGACCCGAAGGCTACTGTTGATGCTTTGGGTAAGTATTTAAAGCAGAATGGCAGTTTGCCTTTTAATCTTGCAACTGTAGGTAAGAAAATACAGTAATGCCTTTACCTACTTATGTTGTTGAGTTACAGTTTGGATCTAGTTCATACATAGACGTTACTCAGTACGTTCAAAATGTGTCTATTAGTCGTGGCATAAACCGTAATCTTGATGACTTTAGTGCAGGTCAGGTTTCAGTTACTTTTGTAAACAATAATCGTGTGTTTGACCCACTAAACACTTCTAGCCCTTTATGGTATGTGTCTGGTGGTTATACGCTGGTTCAACCTGCAGGGCGTATCCGTATCTCTAGCAACGGTGTTAGACGGTTTACAGGGTTTATTCAAGACTGGGACTTCAACTATGAAGATGCAGGGTTTGATGCTACAGCTACATTGACAGCGTTAGACATGATTTATCGGGTAAGCAACGCTTCTTTCACTGGTGGCACTGCTTGGCAGGTTGAGAGCACTTCTGACCGTATCAAGACTGTGATGAACTACAACGGTTTTGCAGCTGTGGAGTATGGTGGCGTTCGTGGTGGGCAGACTTTGCTTGGCTATGATGTGAACTCGCCTGGCGATAACGTTCTGTCTTACCTTCAGAATGTGGCTAGGAGTGAGCCTGCAGATTTCTTCAGCAACGCTTCGGCAGTTATGCAGCTAAAGGATCGTAGTTTCACTAACTATGCGTGGACTAATTCCATGCGATACAACTTTGTTGCTTACCCTGCTACAGCCACGCTTATCAGTAACGATAACTTGTTTACAGGCTGGAGTTTGATAGGTTCACCTACTACAGCGATTTCTAGCTTGTATGGTGGACAGTTGTGGCGTGGTGGAACTGTTGTTGACCCTGATGTTCCTGCAGACTCTATTGTTGGATTTGAATACAAAGACATTAACCCTGGCAGATACAACGAAACAGGTTTGACCTACACTTTTGCAGGCAGTCTTAGGGGCGTTTCAGGTACATACAACATCAGTGCGTTTCTGCTTGATAACACTGGGGCTGTAACTGATTCAACTGCGATAACAGTTTCTTCTACAGCAACAACTCAATGGGTTGACTATCAGACATCCCTTACAGCTGCAGGTTCTAGCGTGGGCGGAGTTCAGTTTGTCGCTAACGTTACAGGTGGAACAAGTTTCACTGTGTATGGTGATGGTTTTATTGTTGAGCCTGCAGGTACTAGCGTGAACTATTTTGACGGAACTTATAACCCTTATAGTTCTTCGGCTGCAACAGCGTATGAAGTTGCTTGGAGTGGGGATGTTTATGCGAGCCAGTCAGGTTTACTAACTAGCGTTTCTTCTGCAATAACTGCCCCTACAGTTCTAACTTTTGCAGACTCAAACAGTCAGGGGACAGCCTACGGTAACGGTACAGGTATTCCCTTTACTGATCTAGAAGTTGTTTATGCTTCTGAGCAGTTGTATAACAAAGTTCAGGTTGTAGGTGTGAACGCTACGGCTGTTGTTGAAGATACTGCTAGTCAGTTGCTTTATGGGTTGCGTGGTTATGGGCAGACAGATAACCTAACGACTTCTACAACTAAGCCTGCAGAGATTGCTAACGCTTTTCTAGGTGAGTTTCGTCTGCCAGAGTATCGGGCTAATCAGTTGACTGTTGCTTTAGAGTCTTTAGGTTCAGCGGTACAAACATCTGTTCTAGGTATTGAGATTCGTGATGTGGTTAGGGTTTGTTTTCAACCGTCAGCTCAGGGCGGTGTTGTAGATAAGTATTATCAGGTGCTCGGTGTAAACGCTAACGTTGATGTTGAGCGTGATGCTGTAACCCTAAATCTTGCTTCGTTAGATAACTTATCTTTTAGACTTGACTCGCCTTATCTTGGTGTCTTAGACACAGGTATTTTGGCATAGTAAAATAAGGGTTTAGGAGAATAATTATGGCTGCAACTAAAGTGTTTACTATCGGTGAAGTATTGACTGCATCGGATCTAAACGGCAACTTTTCTAAACTACCTTTTGCTAGTGCAGGGTTTACTTATACTCAGGTGGCAACTATTGCTGTGAACAGCATCGCTACTACGGCTGTTGCGTTTCCTGCAGGGCGTTTCAGTGTTGCTCCCCTTGTAACTGTGTCTTCTAGTGACCAGATGTTGACTGCTTACGTGTCTGCGATTACTGCAGGTACAGCAACTATTGGGCTTAGGAATAATGGTTCAGGCACTTCGGCTGCTTCAGCGATTGTTACAGGGTTTGCTGTACAGATGACTTCTGGAACAGCTGCAGGCTAAAGGGGATGATTATGATTACTTGTAAAACTGTTGGTTGCCCTATGGGTGATGAGAAGCACACTCCACATCCTGACGGTATTCCTGTTGTGTGTTGTTTCTGTGCTCAGGAGTTGACTGCAGAATGAGTGAGCCTACGAAGCCTACTAATCAGACTTTGTTGTTGCAGATTGTTCGTGACATAGAGATTTTGAAGGCACAGAGTATTCAGATTCTTGATGCTTCACGTGATCATGAAGCAAGGATTAGAGAGTTAGAGAAGCACATCAACCGTAATGCTTGGCTTCCTGCATTGGTTACAGCTGTTATCACTTCAGGCGTTATTTTGGTTGTTACGAAAGGTTTAGGGCTATAAATGATAAATCCAGGCACTTACAACATCACTGCTTATCAGGGTGCTAACTTTGACCGTACATTCACGATTAGTCAGGGTGGGACAGCGTTGAACCTTACTGGGTACACTTCTGCCATGCAGGTTCGTGAAGCAGCCGATTCAACAGCAACACTTTTATCTTTGTCAACAGGTGGTTCAGGTATCGTGTTGGGTGGCACTGCAGGCACTATTGCTGTAGCTGTAACTTCAACACAATCAGCTGCTATCCCTGCAGGTTCTTTCGCCTACGATTTGGAGATAACTTCTTCAGGTGGTGAAGTTACTAGACTTTTACAGGGTTCATTCAACGTTCAAGGGAATGTTACTAGATGAGTGATGTAGTTGTTAGCGTTGTTGAGTCTGAAACTAATGTTGTTGTTTCAGAGCAAGATGTTGCTGTTGATGTAACAGAGAACGTTGTTCAGGTCAGTGTTTCTACTGCAGGTATTCAAGGTGTGCCTGGGGCTAACAATGATCCTACTTATGTGACTGTTCGCAACGCTACAGGTGCAACACTTGCTAAGGGAACTATTGTTTACATCTCTGGGGCTAACGGAAACAATGTTCAAGTAACTCCTGCTATTGCAACTTCAGATGCTACTTCTGCAAGAACTCTAGGCTGGTTGAGTGCAGCTATAGCAAACAACGCTTCAGGTTTATGTATGGTTGAAGGCTACCTTGAAGGCATAAACACTCAAAGTTTCAATGCAGGTGATCAACTGTATCTATCTGGAACTGTTGCAGGTGGCTTTACTGCCACTAAACCTGTCGCACCTATACATCTCGTTTATGTTGGTGTTGTGACAAAGAAAAGTGCAGGTGATGGCCATGTTTTTGTCAAGGTGCAAAACGGTTACGAACTTGAAGAACTGCATAACGTTCAAATAATCAATCCTACAAACAATCAGGTTTTAGCATACGATTCTGCAACACAACTTTGGAAGAACGCTGTAAACGCCCCTGACGGTGTTACAAGCATCACTGCTACTGCACCCCTAACAGGTGGGACTATCACAAGCACAGGAAGCATTGGTTTAGATCAGACTGCTCTGAGCATCACTAAATCTCAGGTGTCAGACTTTACTTCGGGCACTGTAACTTCTGCTTCAACTGCTCAACAGGCAGGAACAGCCGTTTATGCTGTGAACTCTGGTACAGCCGTATTTGCTACAACTTCAGGAACATCAACAACAATCTCAGGCACTATCACTAAGAGCCAGGTAACTGACTTCACTTCGGGCACTGTCGCAAGTGCAGGAACAGCACAGCAATCAGGTACGGCTGTTTATTCGGTGAACTCAGGCACTGCAGTTTATGCAACTACTTCAGGCACAGCTGTAACCATTTCAGGTGACATCACTAAATCTCAGGTCAGTGACTTTACTTCGGGAACTGTCGCATCTGCAAGCACTGCTCAACAAGCAGGAACGGCTGTATTTGCTAACACGTCAGGTACAGCAACATTTGCGACAACATCAGGCACAGCAACATTTGCGACAAACTCTGGCACAGCCGTATTCGCAACAAATGCAGGAACTGCCGTAGGTGTGTCAGGTTCAGCAATCACACAGTCACAAGTAGTCAACCTAACAACAGATCTTGCAGGTAAAGCAAACCTTGCTGGGGGTAACGCTCTAACAGGTGCACAAACAATAACTGCAACTGCCATAGGTCAAGTTCCCCTAACTCTCACAGGTGCTGCAGGTCAAACAGCAAACCTACTCTCAACTGCTGGTGGTGCACGTATTCCAGCTGCAGGAAACTACTTTATTGCTCCAGGCTTAACTTCCACATTCGTGGCAGACTTCAACGCTGGAAACACAACAACAACTCCTGTAACTGTCGCTGGTTCATCAGGTCATAGCGTAGATTTACAGAGATGGGTTGTTGCAGGAACTACTAGAGCAAGCGTAAACTCAACAGGCTCAATGCTTTTAGGTAACACTTCAATTGCAGCTGACTCCTACATTTCATTTATTGGTGCAGGAAGCAATAGAAATACAGGTTTGCGTTGGGGTGCAGATGCTGCAGGAAGTGACTGGTTTACGCTTCTAGGTAACACAACTGATGGCGATTTGACTCTAAACATTCTGGGTGCTTCTAGATCGTTAAACATTCGTGGTGCAGCTTCACAATCGGCCAATCTCCAAGAGTGGCAGTCAAGTGCAGGAAGCATTGTTGGTAGGGTGGCTTCTTCAGGGGATATCTTTGGTAACAGAGTTAGAACTCTAAACTCTGCCTTTAGGGGTCAAGAAGCTAACGGTGGTGGTCAGGTACAACTTGAACGCAACACATCACTTCCAACTAACCCTGGTGCAAACAATGCTTTGATTTACTTTAGAGATGGCACTAACGCTGGTACGCTGAAACTTGTTGTTAGGGCTGGTGCAGCTGGTGCTGAAACAACTATCCTAGATAACATCCCACAATAAGAAAGATAAAGACATGACATTTAACGTTTCACCTGAGCACAAGGCTCAACTACTACAAGACAGAATTACTGCTCTAAACCTTGAAGGCTACCAGAATGAACTAAACCTAAAGTCTGCTGAAGCTCTAGGCAATCAAGAAGTTATAGATCAGGCAACAGCAAACATCGCTGTTATTCAGTCTGCTATTGCAGTGCATGAAGCAGAGTTGGCTGATTTAGCGTAATAAACGCTTTGATAAACTTAGGCTATGTCTAAGTATGTTGAACCTTTTAGCCCGAAACTTCGTAACGATGAGTTTGGCAATCTAGCCCCATACCGTAATGGCAGGCCACACAGGGGACAAGACTGGAGTCCGAAAGAGCTTAGCCCTATTAAGGCTTCAGGTACAGGCACAGTGTTTGCTAGTGAATGGTCAGATGTCTTGGGCTGGTATGTCACCTATTCTGCAGTCCTAACAGACAATAAGGGTAAAGTGCATAACGTGTTTATTCAGGATGCTCACCTGGCAAAGAAATCAGATCTAGTCAAGGGTGACAAAGTTGTTGCAGGGGAAACCATTATCGGCAAAGTTGGTGGGGGCAAATACAAGTCAGGCAGTGCTTCAACAGGTGCTCACCTACATCAAACAATCGGCAAAGCAAACAAGTCATGGTCAAATCCTGATGTGCATTTGGCAGCCTACAAAGATTTACTAAACCCACTAAGTTTCGTATAAAGGAAATCATGAAAACCAAAATCACTACCAGAGTCAAAGCTGTAACCGATGTTCTTGCAATCCTTGCATGGCGTGGGTTCGGGATTTTCTTATTTATTCTGGGTGGTTCGGCTGGTGTAGGTGCAGCTCTAACAGGTAACTGGCTTGACGGTGTGATTATTGCTTGGGGAACACTCATGATCGGTGTTATCGGTGCTATCGGTTACGCGATTGCAACTACTGGCACTGTCACTAAGGCTGATGTTGCTAAGGCTTCAAACGATGCTATTCAAAAAGCCGAAAATCAGGCTAAACAGGTCAAAGACACTAAGTAGCGTACAGATACACGCTTTTAGGCTGTAAAACGCTTGTAGACCC